GCAGCTTTAGACAGAAGCTCTTTAAGTTTCGCTTCTTCAAATGCATGCTGAATATTTTGAGCTTCGCTTTGAACGGCTGCTGCTTGTTGTTCTTGTTCTTGTAAGAATGGAATGATCTCTCCTTTGCCTGTAATATTCAGTTTAGGAATGATCATACTTGGCGGGAACACTTCACGTCCAAATGCTTGGTTCATATCCATCATCTGCTGAGCTTGCAAATTCTGTTGAGTAGGAGTTAAGTCTGATTCTTCTACTAATACCTGGAATTTAGAGAATATTTTGCTATAGAAGAATGAAGTTGGCTTTTCTCCAATCAATAACTTCACTTTCTCTGCATTCCAATTATTGAGAACTATCTTAAGTAATCTGTCTCCTAACATCTTATCTGAGAAATCCCACTGATCGAAATATTTCTGGAAAACCATCAAGTTTGCGGCTTGTTTCATTAGAAGCGTAAGACTGGAAATCTGTTTATCTTGCTGACCTGACCAATTCTCTATATTTATTCCTGATGTGGTGTAGATCAAATTCATCATCTGATCACCAAGAGCGATGTCAGACTCAGGAACTCCACTAGGGACAATCTTTTCGCAGTCTGTCATGTCATATCCTTCATTGATAATGACATCCCATCCCTGTCCTGATTTCTTTAGATTATCTTCATTAGATACTGCCCCAACTTTACGTTTCCATCCCGCATTAATTGTCGCTGCCGTTATGTCATTATTGGTGATGATACGCCAATTAAATAGGAATTGAGGATCTCGCATGGTTCTTACGAGTCCACGAGCTCTTAAATCGTAGTAGTTTTGATGTGGTTCATAATTCCAGACGTATGGGATAAAGGGACATTCATCAAATCCTAATGGATTATCCCCTTGATACATCAACTGATCATTGAGAATAGTAGCTAGTTTCCAGCATGGGACGGTAACATTAACTTCTTCCATGTCAGGGATGTTGTAGAGTAATTCTTCTAGGTCTGCAGTAGCAGCAAAATCGAAAAATTGATTTCTGCTGTGAGAGTACAAACGTTTCTTCTTCTTTTTCCACTTGTACCATACATAACTGAGAACCATGAGGTCGTTTCTGGCCATATTATAATTTTCAGGTAAGAAATAGAAACTTCCGTACCTCTGCGGAGTGCCAGCCATAGGAGCAATCGCTTCGAGTTTATCTGGAAAACGATCTTCGGCTTCCTTTTTGCTGATGTATTCTTGACACCAAACGAATTGAGCATCGGACATATCAGGGTTTCTAAAGTAAGGATCGACAAGGAAAGCATTGTATTCCCAAACTTTTACTTTTAAATCACCTTGTGCAGCATCTTCAGAATAGTCCAAATAAGGTTGTAATAGGCACATTCCAGAGATAGCAGCCAATTCTTTTGCTTTTGATTTCTGCTCATGGATTGAACCCATGTTTGCGCAATGCGTTATTAACTTCGTATATTGATCTGTAGTTTGAGGATCTGATCCTTCACATGGAACATAGTTGAAATTCTTTCTATGCTGTCTTTCGTAACCAGTGATCATGTTGACTGGTTGCTGGATGATATTGAAGTAATACTGATTATATGAACTGGTGGGAGAAAAGTTAAAGTATCGGTTTACAAACGTCTGAGAGCCAGCATAAAATAGAGTGTCGATATTGGATTGATTCCATCTCGATTGTTCGATTGGCTGAAATTTGGAATATAGATTATCCAACCATTGTCGGACGTTACCTTGGTTGGGCTCAAGTGCATTATTCCAAGGAGGATAGTAGAATGAAATATCAGACTCCGGGTTGAAGTGCTAAGTGTAAAACATAGTAGTTATTTATTCAAGTTCCTCATCTCCAAATATTTCTCTTCTTAATTCAAGGTGATTAATTTTTTCAGCCAAAGTTCTTCTTGATGGATGTCTTAATTTTCTTATAGATTTGGCATATATCATTCTAACCCTTTCTCTACTTACACCAATAATCTTCCCTATTGCTTCGTATGTTTTAGCTTTTTCTCCTAAAATTCCTAATCTGTGCATGATAACTTTAATTTCTCTATTTTCAAGAGTAGCAAGCAAGCGCCCCAAATTATCATCCGGATCTTCAATCGGATCTTCCTTATTATAATCCGGATCTTCAATCGGATCTTCCTTATTATAATTCAATGGTTTCTTAACCATTTCATAGCCATCGCATCTAAATTCAAGTTCGATATTCTTTTTAATTCCTTCACTCTGCATCTTTTTCAAAGTGCTTTCTATTTCATTTAGGCGTTTTCCAATGTATTTGATTTCCCCAAAAGTTTGACAAGTATCCATCTTTTCAAATCGTTCAACATCTTTAGAAAATTTAGTCATTTCTCTATTGAAATCTGCCAATATCATTCTCAATTTTGAGTCGTTAATTGGGATAGGTGCTAGATATTTAATATCAGTAGTACTCTTCAAACATTCTACAATTCCTTGAATAGGAATGATTAAATTGATTATATGTGTTTCAAGCTTAGCCAGTCTTCTCGATATTTCTTTGATGTCTTCTTCCATTAAGATTCATTTTCCTTTGTTAAAATAAAATAATCCCATCCGGTTATATTGCATCCTCCAACTAAACAGCCTTCTTCATCTCTAAAAGTAATATTTCCATTATCGGAAATACTAGCTGTTTCCGCATATATTACGATTTGTGATGAATGGCTTGAATATCTTCTTTCAATTATGTATTTTTTCATTAAAAACCTCTTTGTCCAAATCTATTATTCCAGTTCTTTAAATGATCTTTATCATTCTTATATGGTTCATACACAGACACTTTATGAGTAGCAATCGCATAACGTAAAGCATCGATAGCATGATCGTCTTTCTTTACTGGCTCATCATATCCTCTTTCTGATGCTTTCTTATTCCAAACATATCCTTCTATTTCACGTATTAGATTCTTGCATTCCGCACAGACTACAAGTGTTCCTTTCTTCATCTCTGAGGTCATTATGAAGATTCCGTCTTCCACTTCATTATTAGCATTTACGGTATGCAATCCCCTTCTACCAAGCTCTATTTTGAATGACGCTGCGCTTGGATCAATATAGACATTCTTTACGTCGTATGGCTCTAAGAATTGTTGAACGTCATTAGCTAATTCGCTATTTGTCTTTTGTCTTTCTTGTTTAGTTGGATCCCAATAGAACTCCTTTTCTACCCACAATTTCTTTCCTTCTTGGGTATATCGTCCCGTACTCACCCCGATAAGCAAGCATGCAAAAGGATTAGAAGCGCCATAATCAATAGAGGAAATCCAATATTCAGCAGCTGCAGGCGGCCTGGGTACGACATGTATTTTCTTATCGAAGAAGTCAAAGATCGCGCCTTCTGCAAGACACCACAAACCAAGATAATTACGCTTGTAAAAAACCCCAGTAGAAGAATTACGGATGCGGTCCTTATAATCTTGACCCACGTACGGAGTATCTTCCATTGCAAAGTGAAGCGCATAGTAGTTAGGATCTCCTTCTTCTGCTTTATCTATCCATTGTTTGAGTTTATGGCTTGGATAACTTGGGTTCATTGCTGCATAGCCTTTGCTATGAGAGAGAGATAGTCTAGAATCGATCATATCGGTGATGGAATCAGGATAGAGTGTCATCTCATCGCAATAGACTAGACTCATTGTTAGACCTTGAAAACTACCGACTGAGCCTTCATCCTTGGCGCCAAGGACAGTTATCTGCTTATCTCTGAAATATAACTTCTTACCGGACCACGTGCAGAATGGCCGATAAATGGACATCTCAGGAGATTCCATCAGCATGCGCACCACGTTTCTATATGCAGTATCGAAAGTATGTCCAACGATAAATATTTGGGAATCAGGACAAAGGAATGCTTGATGCATGAAAGTGAACACAGTACAAACAGTTTTACCGGTACGGACTGCACCATGAGCTAGATGCCATTTAGCTTTTGAGCCATTCTTAATGAATTCAAGTTGTTTTTTGGAGAACGGTTCTTGCATAATAAATATTTAAATCAGGAGATCTATGGAAGAACTTAAGAAGCCAAGTAAACGTGAATTAGTAGACATGCTAGCAGAGATGAATAAAAACATTGAGAATTTACCACAGCATGCGATGATTGGTTTCATTACGAATTATGACTTGTCCGCGTTATTGATATTGTTAGAGGCGATATTTAGATCTGACTTAGCAGATTTACCGGATTGATTTTGGCTGAGTAGATTCATAATGGCTGTGAATTTCTCGATATCTTCCGGTTTGACATTTGCTTGTTCGGGTTGATCTTTTTGTCCTAGATATTGTTTACCTAGCCATATAGCCATCGCAGTATTTTTATTAGCTAATTTGAATTGCACACGTCTAAGCGAGCATTTCCCACCTTCAGATAGCTTTTTATATACGGTCGGAAATTCCTCCCCATAATGCTTTTCTGCTCTTTCATATAATGTGGATTTTGCGACTTTACACATAGAGGCTAATTCTTCATGTGTGCATTGAATATGACAGAGTTCTTCGAATTTAGTCCAATCGATTGGTTTCTCTGGTCTGCCAGCCATTATTCAATCTCCATCACTATATTGACCTTTATCCCATCCGGCTCGCTTTGAAATTCATGAAGTGTTTCTTCTATACAATTCTTTATCGTAGGATCTGTTTCATCTACGGAATAGGGATCATGAAGCAAGAATTTCTTCTTCAATATCTTTGCGTTTTCTTCGTCTTTTACTGTAACGGTTAGTTCCGAAACCATTAAGATTCACCCTTCATTTTTTTCCTTCGAATGGTATTCATTTGATTCTTAAATTCTTCTACATCATCGATATGGACAATCCAGGTTACCCCATTTTTATGCGACGGAACTTTTTTCTTTTTCAAAGCGTAATAAACATATTGCTTTTCTAAAGAAATTAATTCTGCTGCTTGAGAAACTGAATAATGGAATTTTTTTTTATCAAATAGAATTCTTCCTCTTGGAGTTGATGTATGATCACATTTTCTATTTAAGAATTCATTTAGTTGTCTCTGAGTGATCTTCCATCTTTTTTCTACTTTAGATGCATGCAGCCTCTTTTCTTTGATAGCAATAAGCAAACCTTGTCGAGTCATTCCCAATAAATTCGCTGCTTGTGTGGAAGTGAATTTTTCCATTATCTTAATCTTTGGCTTTCCATAATAGGCAAATTAGCTTCTGTGGGTACATAAACAACTTGCATTTGGTTAGTTTGTAATCCCTGAATCCAAAGATAACGCAAATATCCTTCATTTCCACTTAATGAATCTCCAATAATTTTGTTAGCTTTAGCGACTCCTTCAGCTCTTATAACTTCCGCATCTGCTAATGATTTTGCCGATTCTTTTTTAGCCACAGCTTCTAGCGTAGCGATCTGTCGGTTAGATTCTGCCCGAGCAAGTTCAGCTTCTCCAACTTTGCTTTGTTGCCATACATTCATTATCGGATCTATAAAATTGTTATAAATCCAAAGAGGAAATATAAATGCCAATATTATTAGCAAGCATATTCCTTTGATCGTCTTTACATTATCTTCGTCCATTATTTTTTTCCTTTATTTGCCATTTTCTCATCATACTCGCATTTTTTATCTCGTATTTTATCATCTTTGATGAGCTTATTCATTTTTTTATCGATGCTTTTCTTGGCACCTTTGATTTCTTTGTCCATTATTTTTTTCCCTTCTTTTTAATCTTAGCTCCTGATCTGCGTGCTTCACTCAAAGCAATTGCCACTGCTTGCCTTTGTGGCTTACCGTGCTCTACTTCAGTCTTGATATTTTTGCTAATTGTCTTTTGGCTTTTGCCTTTGGATAATGGCATGATTACCTAATTGGTTGTAATTTAATTGCATCCACTTAATCCAATTAATCCAAGTGTAATGAGGACGAAAATAAGGCAAAGAAAATATGTCGTTAGCAACAAGAGTATTGAACTGCCAATAAATTTCATAAACACCTAGCGTTAAGGTATGATGATATTATTTAAAATTTTATTTGTATACGAAATTTTATGAATTTGGATTAGGAGCTGTTAAGCTATTCATTTTTTCGTGAAGGATAGCTAGGACTGATAACATTGAGCTCTTTGAAGTGATTGATACATTGGATTGACAGACTTGTTTTTCCATTAATAAATCCACAATCTGTTCAGCAGATAAGACGATCAAGTGTTCTTTCATAAAATCCTCAAAAAGCTGCGGGTAAGTATTGGTCGTTGTTAAACACTATTTCTTTAAAAATAATATAAAGTTTACTTAAAAATTTCTTCATACTCAATTTCTATCATTACGGCGTATTGGCGAGGATTTCCCCTCTTCTGGCTATATTCCCATGTCAACTCTTTGCTATCGTCAGCACGGCCGGCTGCTTTGCCGGGAATGATATTTTCTGCAATTCCATCAGCCACCCATTTTAAGCTCATTGGCAAATTGTCATGCGCATCCAATGATCTAGGAGCTATGCGAGTCAAAGTAATCTTGCATGGCAAAGTAATCTTCGGTCTCTCTTTATTAAATGCAGTCTTAACCCACCTTTTTTGAAGAGTATGACGTTTGCTTTTCACATGATAATGCTCGCTACAATTACTTTCACTAGCAGTCTTGATTGGCAGTTGCCAAGTGATAACCTTCTTCATTGAAACTCATAGACTTATTAAGCCATGAGTTTCGTTTTTTTGGCATAAAATCGTCAATAAATACTTTTAAATAATGGAAAAAATGGTATGATTTGGGCGCATATTGTCTTTTCATATTAGTGTGATTGTCTTGGGCTAACCATTCGTGGTTAGCCTTTTTCTTTAAAAAAAATAGGAAAAACTTTCATATCAGAACTTTCTTCTCTAGAGTTTAAAAATTCATCAAATTCTTCTAGACACATGTCTTCAACTTCTTGTCCTATTTCTCGGTCATCATATTTTGCACTGTCTGAATATATTGCATAGAAAGAATTATCCTCTGGCTTATAGCTAATAATTTTAAATAAATTTAATGCAACATATTCATACATGGGTCCGTTATAGGTCTGATATCCAAATTTAATAAATTTCATTTTTGTTTTTCCTTTTTTACTTCACGCAAATGACATTCCATTTCTTCATAATGACTTCCATCTTCTCTGATTTTAAATGGCCGATTTTCAAAAATGATAAGGGGATTATCTGTGAAAAGGAATCCTTCAAATTCATGCAGATCAATTTTTGAATGCCCGATCATGTATGTTTGTTTTCCTGAAATAAATTCAAATTGCCACATATCATTAGAAGAATCATAAGAAAAGGTTTTCAATTCTTCTAAAGAAAAATAATAATTTCTTACGTTTTCTGGGAATACACCTGGAAATATAAATTTAATTAATTTCATTTTTTCCTCATTGTTAAATATTTTTATTTTAGCACACTTCTTCTTCTGTTTCAAAAAGTTCGAAAGGGAAAACCGTGCTAGGAGATTTATCTAAAAAAAGGTCGAATTCCAATAAGTTTAAAAGTTTAATGAAACCACGCTCAATATCTTCCTGTATTTTCACTTCTAAATATTTTGTTTTATGGTCATACTTTATTGATTTAAAGTCGCTTATAGGAAAATATTTAGTCTCCTGCTTAGCTTTACTTTTATAGCAAAATTTAAAACACTTCATAGATTCTAACCAACTTTTCGTTTATTTCCGTAAATTTCCATAAGTTCCTTAAAATCTTTTCTCATTTCCTCCATTGGAATAATAATACTCACTGTTATATGAGATCCTGCACGCGGATGAAGCATATACCCTTTTTCCAAAATAAGTTTTTCATTTTGATCAAAAATGTCCTTTCGGCCGACAGAAAGTATATAGTCATTTATTTCGAAAGCAAATTTTTGCTGATCGGTCAAACGAGGTTTTTTTGTAAAATTTGAGTCAGGCGGTATATCTTTCTTCAGATGCCAAATAATCATGTGCATAAAGGTCTTAGTAGGCTCAGTTACTTTTGCGTAATCCAATGCCAGTTTAACGCGGTTTTCTGGGTATTGATGCAATGTAATCTTGTCTTCATCAGAAAGATGTTCGAGAATCGATTCATATTCTTTTTCTTTGAAGCAGGAATAAAAAACAGCAGCAGCAGAATCTTTCTCAATATTGGGAATAGCAACAGGTTTAGGGGGTAAGGGGGTTGTTGTTGTTTCTTTAGTTATTATATTCTTGTATTCTTTGTTAGTCGCCCTTTGTTCGCCCTCTGTTCGCCCTTCGTTCGCCCTAATTTCTGAAAATTCTTCATAAACTACTGTATCTAAGAGTGTTTTGTTAGCCCTCTGTTCGCCCTTTTGTTCGCCCTCTGTTCGCCCTTCGTTCGCCCTATGCTCGACGAATATATCTAGGGTCATTTCGCTATTTATGTCACAAAATTCTGTACTAAGAATAGTAGCTATTGTTCCTTGTGGTGTTCCCTTAAATGAGACAAGTTGATATTTATATTCCAAATTATTTTTAGCATTTCTATATCTTTTTTCTGTCATTCTGAGTCCATGATAATCACCAATTAGAGCTTGATTAGCTTGGAGGTTGTACTTGTCATATTTGGAATTCTTTCGTCTTGCCCTGAGCATGATCTGTGTCATAACCAAATACGAATCTGGATCATTGAAAAATAATTGTTCCGCACCCTGTCTTTGTAGCTTAATAAAACCTTTAAACACTTATCGCCTCCACAATTTTATGGATTAGGCGAAATTATATTGACAAAAAAATACTTTATTTTTCGTAAGTCATTGATAATAAACCACATAGCATACATTATCGGACCCGGATTTTTTTGTAAGTAATTCCACCTTAACTATTTAGAGAAACTAGAAAAAAAGAACTCAGAAGATATTGAAAAAAATGGTGTGAACATCTACAATGAAGACATATAGATTTGTTGTTCACCTTTCCAATATCAAAGGTGTTCTTGTTAAAAGGGATCAAGTGTCTAGCTTGATCCCTTTCTTGTTTTAAGAGGTTCTTCATGTAAACTCTTTTTTTGTGAGTCTACATTAATCCCGCCTATCGTTTTAAATCAATTCCTTTTCTTTAAGATCGTGTAAAGCGCAATGGCTTAAGGAATTTGACCTAATCTTTTCAATATTGTGTTATATAGCTTGTCCATCCTTCCATTGAGTTGAACGAGTAAACTATGCTTACGATTTCGTTCCTGTTTTTCATCATCGATATGATTATCCAGTCTAATGGCAATTTCATCAATGTGCGTAATGATGTCAGTTCTGAGATGTCTCAGCCAAAAATAATTTACGATCATACTTCCAAAAATGCAACCTAGAATAAAGGAAACGTCCATGACTCCCCTCCTTTGCTTCCCTAGGTTTTAGCATTTTTAGGAGTTCTTCTCTAGGATTTCGTATTTACGTCCTTAGAGCATTTGGTTTCTTTCAGAAGGTCAATAAACATTTCGTAAAGTCTGTCGGATCTGGCATTATGCATCTCGCACATTTTGTCTGTTCTATCTCCCTGTCTTTCTATCTTACCGTCTAATCCCTTGATTTCTGCATATAAAACCCCAAAGCAAGTTAATACTGCTGTGAGAATCGTAATCCACTCGATAATCATAGTTCTATGCAATTTTCCCTTATTATTATTTTTCATCCTCGTTTCCTTTCATTAAATCTTCTATCGTCACTTCACCATTTGTTTCTTTCTCAATTATTTTTGCTAATTTTAAACTCGGCTTCCTTTCTCCATGTATTATCTTATATAGGTGGATAGGACTAAAATTAATCCTTCTCCCAAATTCAACTACCTTCATACGGTGATTAAAAAGATAGGTACGTAGATCCATCATAAAATCTCCTTTCTTATCAAAATACTACATTCAATCTTTTGACGCAATGCCATCTTTTATGTTGTATTAAATCTTATCTTTTGATAAGATCTAGTCATCAAAGCAAGTCTCCCAAATAGTCAAGACTAAAAGGTTGTAGCAGCTAAGATGAACTGTCCGGAAATTCCGGATAACTGATAAATTAGATTTAAAAAGAAAACTTTACAGGAGAAATTTATGACAAATCTTCAAGAACTAATCGAAACAGCGAATAGACTATGTGCAAATTTAGAGAAAGCAGCCAATGATGAGATGAAGTTTAGCGTAGATATTCAGCTGAAGCTCGAACAGATGTCATGGGAAATGTACAGAACAGCGAATGATCTCAAGGAAATAAAGGAATATATCTAAATTTACCTAACATGGAGCATAACTATGCATTGGATACTATCTGATGACGAAATTATGAATGCAGCCATAGAAATGGCAAAGTTGATTTATGGAGAGAATCCAACAGATGAAGAAATTCAAATGTGTATGAAATATTTTAATGATGAAGACAAGGAGCAGTAAATATGTACCACGACACAATCGATGATTACAAATATCAACTTATGAATGAATACATTGAAAAGGAGATGTACAACACTAGAAAGGAAGCCATGAAAAAACTCTCTTCTATTGTCACACATCCCAAGTGCATTGATGATTTCGCTTTGACTTTGGCGTATTCCTGGTTCGATAGCCAGAAGTCTGCCGAAAACATAGCAAATGAATTTGATTTAGACAAGCTAGATTTTTTAGCGATACAAGAAGCTTTTGAGGCTTTTAAAGAATTATATATAAAAGAACAAGAATCCTATCAAACTTTTTAAGGTAAAAATGAAAACATCAGAAAATATTATTGAAATTTCAAAGGCTATGAATTCAGCCCAAAGATCTATGAGACCTGCATCAAAAGACTCTACAAATCCTCATTTTAGATCGAAATACAGTGATTTAGCATCTGTAATGGAGGCGATCAGAGAACCTATTGGAATTAATGGATTGAGTGTATGGCAAGATGCCACATTAGATGAAATAGGAGTGAAGGTAACAACTAGAATTGTACATGTTAGTGGAGAATGGGTTGAATTTGGTCCTTTGACAATTCCTCTAGCAAAGAAAGACGCGCATGCTGTCGGAAGTGCTTGTAGTTATGGGAAAAGGTATGCCTTGTGTGCAGCTCTAGGAGTTGTCTCAGATGAAGATGACGATGGAAATAAAGCATCACAGATACAGGAGAGAAAACAAAAATCTTTCGAAAATCAAGATAATACAATCACTCAAGAAGAGACCATAGAATTTAATAAATTGCTTAAGCAATGTGGTCAAGAGTTCGAAGATAAAGTATGGGGACACCTTAGATCTCAAGGAATAAATTCATTCCAAGAAATGGATAAAATTATGTTCAAAAAGATGAGAGATGCTTCTATCGGACATATCTCCAAAAAATCCCAGGTTGTCAATGCGACAAGTTAATGTAAAACAAGGGACTGATGAATGGCATCAATTCCGACGCACTCATTTGGGAGCGTCGGATGCTATATCTATCATGGGAATGAGTCCTTGGAAATCCCCTCTCGGTTTATATGAAGATAAAATTTTCAATATTGATCAAGAAGAAAATGAATTCATGGCAAGAGGAAAAAGACTCGAACCTATAGCTCTAGAAGCTTTCGAAAAAGAAACCGGATTGATCATGTTTCCTGGTGTATTCGTCCACGATACCATCGATTGGATGAGTGCTTCTTTCGATGGAATTACTCTTGAACAAGATGCCATTTGTGAGATCAAGTGTCCTGGTAAGAAAGATCATGCTATTGCCCTAAAAGGAAAAATACCCACGAAATATATTCCACAGTTGCAGCATCAGATATATGTCAGTGGTCTGAGTTTTTCATATTATTATTCCTTTGATGGAGAGAGTGGAGTTGTTATTGAAGTTAAACGAGACCAAGAATTTATAGACAAAATGGTTGAAAAAGAATTTGAATTCTGGAATTGTTTAATGAGTCTTACTCCACCAAAATATGAGATTAATAAAAATGAATATGCAACAGCTACTCCTATTTGAAGAACCATATGAAGAAAAAAGCCAAAGAAAACTTCTTGAATTAGAAGAAAAATACGATCGGCTTAGAAAAAGCCAACATGCCAGGATTAGTACTCTAAATAAAGAAATCAAAGACCTTAGACTTGAAGTTGAGTTCTTGAAAGCTAATATTTGCAAAGGGGGTCTGTTCCTATGAATTATAAAAATTTGGAAGAAGAAGCTTATCAATTAGCGATAACATAATGGACATAACCTGTATAGCTGACCTTCATGGATACTACCCAGAACTTCCTGGAGGGGATTTGTTAATTGTGGCGGGAGATTTGACGGAGAGAGATGAATTCAAGCAATATATAAAGTTTAATGCTTGGTTGCTTAAACAGAAATATCGAAAAAAAATCTTAATAGCTGGAAATCATGATAAATGGATTGAAAAGGCTCCTATGCTAAAGGAAACTTTTTATGATTGTGAATATCTCTGCGACTCAGGAACAGAATTTGAAGGCCTAAAAATCTGGGGGTCTCCTTGGACTAAAACTTTTTCTGGAATGAATCAAAAATGCAAAGCATTTACTTGTGATACGGAAGAGGAGTTGGCTGAGAAATTTCATTCGATACCTGATGTTGACATCTTAGTTACCCATTCCCCTCCTTACGGAATTTTTGACGCCGTTATAAGGAATCCGAACGATATTCCAAAAAGTATGGGGTCAGAATTTTTACTTAATAAAATTACAGGAAGAACGAATCTAAAGGTTCATATTTTTGGACACATACACGAACACGGAGGAAAATCGAGATGTTTAGGAACGACGAAATTTATCAATGCCAGCCATGTAAACGAGCGCTATGAACCAGTTAACAAGCCGGTTAGGATAGTTTTATGAATGAAAAATAGATGTAAGAAAATATCGTACAACTGAAACCTTTATTGAGTAAAAATAGATGGAATACGTAAAGATAAATAGTCTTTGGAAGAGACAGGGATGGTATTTCGAAGAAGGGAAAAAGAATAATCCGGAATATCAAAAGGGACGACAGTCTTTCATCATAGGTGATTATTCCGAACCAGAATTTGGAAATGTGAAAAAATGGCGTGTTGATGAGAAAGTAGATGGGACAAACATTCGAATAATTTATCAGGATGGAAAAGTGAGATTCGGAGGAAGAACAAAAGACGCACAAATTCCTTGTCATCTATTAGATTATCTTCAGAAAAATTTCGGAGACTGGAATTTTTCGAGGGTTTTTCCTTGTGAACAAAATCAAAATTATCCTCATGTGATTTTATTTGGTGAAGGATATGGTTCAAAAATACAAGCGGTAGGAGGAAATTATCGTGAAGATGCTGGTTTTATTCTTTTCGATGTTTGGATTGATGGATGGTGGTTGAAAAGAGATGACGCAAAAGAAATAGCGAATAAATTTGGGATAGAAGTCGTTCCTCATATCGGTATCATGACAGAAGAGGAGATTGTAAATTTTGTGAAGTCAAAACCTCTTAGTCAATGTAGTCGAATTCCACAGATGATAGAAGGAGTGGTATGTCGTTCAGAACCTCTAACATTATTTAGAAATGGCAAACCGATTATGTTTAAACTTAAATGTAAAGAATTCAACTGAATGTGAAAAAATGTGAGTGAAAGGAATGCTAGCATGGATAAAAGTTGAAGATAGGCTTCCTGATTGTAAAAAATGTTTAGCTATTTACGTATCAGAAAAAAATATTTTATATAACATGCGAAATGATGGTTGGTTTAGAGATACTATTTATTCTTGTTGGATGAATGGGAATGAATTTATCATTGAATCTCATGGGCCAAAATTACCTGCTACTCACTGGATGCCCCTCCCAGAACCACCTAAGGATTAATATGAGTGAATGCGACAAGTGCGGTAGGAAGAAAGGAATTAATTTGATGGGAAAAATGCTTTGTGAAGGAATTTATGGCTATAAAAATAACAAGTGTATTTCCTGAAATGTGTGAATGTGGTCGACTTTATAAAGACAGAATGGATAAAGAAGGAAAGATGATGTGTGTGGCCTGCTATACTGGTTTCTCTATTGAAGATCTTAAAAAACTATAGGGAAAACCATTTAAAGAAAACATTACCACTTGACAGTAATTTCCTAAAATACACGGTGGAATTACCATCGTCGCAACATAGGTTTAATTATCGGACTAGGAGCAACAACAAAATGGACTATGAAGAACTAAAAAAATTGAATATCGAATTCGCAGAACAGACAAATGAAATGACTCAGGAATTTGTAGGAATTTTTCGGAAGTGGATGAAAAAAAATCCAAGCTTAACAATCGTTAATAGTATTCACCTTCCTCTCAATATTCTTATCAATCTTATAGATACCGCGGACGATTTAGGTTCTAAGGCTCTTCCTGAATTACCAGATGTTTTTAAAAGATTTTTAATGCCATTCATAATTTTAAAAACCTCTTGGGGAAAGATACCAGATAAAAAGTTCATAAAAGAATATGAAAGAATTTATCAATCCCAATTCGGTGAATTTTTTCCCGAGGAAGAACTGAAAGAATTGTTTAAAAAATGGATAGAAAGATCTCCTATTAGTGAGTCAGAAAAATTGACTCAATAATTGCTCGCGATCAATTTTTTGGTCAATTTGGATCATATCGATCATATCCTCGAAATGATCGATAATGTATCTAAGATCATTTTGTTGGAGTCAACAAAATGATCTACACACTATTCAAGATGAAATCCATCCACACAAAAATAATGTTCATCTTTACCATATTTGTTCTTAATACTATGTCCTAATGGCTTCAACAGAATAATTTTTTTGCCTACATCTGTAGAAATAAGATATCCCCCCCTCTCTAAATCACAAACAATTTCATTTAAATATTTCTCAAAACGAGGCTCAAGTCGATATGGACCATTTCTAACATAATATGAGCAAATGTCAGTATATAGAATCAATTGCTCTCTACCTATTTCTGAAACAAATTCTATGCATTTCTTGCAGAAAAAAATATTCAATTTAGTGGTCTTTTGTAGATTTTTCACGTCTACTTTACTTAAATTATTGAAAGATGTAAAGTACGTTTTCAGTATGCTAAGGGGGTGTTTATGAAATATTTTCTCTTATGTCTGTTGAGCCTGCATTTATATTACGGATGCCATGCCTGCGACTGTTCTAGAAGTATTTCTGATAAGCAAAAAGAATATTCAGCGCATTATATTTATAAATTTTGCCGAACACCTGACGAAGCGAATAGAAAAATAATCGATTGGGATTCATGGTGGAGAGGATATCTACAAGCACATTCTGATATGTCAAATTTTTTGTATTTGAAAAATAAAGACTCTCAATATGATAATCGGTCATCTACAAAGGAATTATTATGAAATATCTAATCGCTTTCTTTTTGCCTTTTTCTTGCTATGCATGTGATTGCAGAGAAATTATTGTTAATAAATATGAATCTACTGTAAACCACTACGTTTATGAGTTTTGTGATGATCCAAGTCAAGCTTATAAAGATAAAATGAATTTTGACTCCTGGTTTAGAGGATATTTACAGGCTCTTTTAGATGCTCAAACGATTTTGATGTTAAATGATCCATCTTATAAAAAATTAAGCGACTAGGTGCCCTGAGAAAAGCGTTCCAAAACCGCTATTATTTCCTTGAACTGTTGCTGCGTTCGATGCACCATTAAATATAGTAATTTGGCAAAAAGCCGTATCACCTGCATTCATGGTCACAATTTGGCTCAGTTGCCATGCTGCTGTATTGTTCGAGTCTTTAATTACTCCTGCATTTCCTCCATAGATGAAAAATGTCTGTCCAGTTGTGACAAGTGCCACGGTAGTTGCACTCATAGCGACTGTCAGTGAATTCATTGCGATAGTGAAATTTAGAAGATATTTTCCTGCGACAGGCGCTGTAAATATTGTTTTACCACCACTATTTAAAGTAATATTAGAATTAAGATCGAACTTAGTCGTATCAAAAAGAATAGGATATACGGCCCCATTACCTGTAACGCTTGTGATATTAGAGTTTACATATACCTGAAAGCATGGCTGACTAGAAGCTTTATATTTTCCTAAATTTGTGTATAGTCCTGCTTGTGTAGTTGTGTTAATTATTGATGAAGATCCTATAAAAGCGATTTCAGTGTAGTTAATCGTTCCTGCGCCGGTGATTGCATTGGTATTGGAAGAGTTCACTGTACACTGAGAAATTGTAAATGTTGTAGAAACTGAAATAGCAGAAGCAGTTCCTGAAATAATTCTACAAAATCTTGCTGCTTGATTTGAAGCTCCCCCTAGAGTCAGGCACGTAGTATTTATGGCCGAAAGATCAAAAGCTGAATATTCTATTGTTGTTGTTCCTGTGCTAGAAATGGTAATAGGAGATTGAAGATAACATAAAGTTAAATTCAAAACTCCAGCAGAACATGTACTTGCTGTTGTAGAAGCTCCAGTATTTAGAAATGAACATTGCTCTAAATCAAATGCTCCAGCACTTGAATGAGAAAATAAACCAATTCCAGTGGTTCCTAAGTTTCCTAGACAGTTAGTAAAAAGTAGAGCAGCGCTTGAGCTACTTGAAGAAAAATTTATCCCTGTATTATTTGAAGCATTCAAATAACAATAATCTACATTGACATCGCTTGCAGCACTTCCTGTGATAGACAAGAAATAATCTGAATTAGTTTGCAGTCTTATGCAGCTAATAGAAACTGTTCCTGCTGATGAGAAAGTGCATTTACCTATGATCGTTACCGTTGGAGTCAGTCCATCATCCATGAAACCCGTAAGATTCCATCCAGCGACTAATGCGGGATTTTCCGTGTAGGTTCCTGGTCTAATAAAGATCGTTCCATTTCCCCCCACAGATCCAGCTGCTGTTAAAGCTAATGAAATCGTTTTAAAGTCCCCATTTCCGCTTGGATCAACAATGAATCCATTAGCTACGCTATAATTTCTGTAGCCCATTAGTTACCTCAATATATTTCGTAATTTGTGCCGTTAAAAAGTAAAGTTATTGCTCCAAAATTCCCTTCTAATACATACGTTGCAGCTCCATCAATCAATACCCCGCCGGATGATTGGATAGTGATATTATTCGTGGAAGCGGCTCCCGTTCGATCCTTTATTACATACATGTGATATTTCGTAGGAGCTGCTGGGAGATTGATCGTAATAGCTCCTCCTGTAGGATTACAGGAAATAAAATAATCAGTTGTCAATGCATTGTAAGTGGTTGGGCCCGTCACTTGGACATAAGCAAAAGGAGTGAAATTGCTAATCGTGAAATTTATCAGATTGCTGGCAGGGACTGATGTGATTATAATACCGTTTTGACCGACTAATTGGATATTGTTAGGAGGAGAGGAAGTATCTGAAGAAGGGTAAACAACGGTGTTTGCGGTATCTGAAAGTGATTGAAGAACATGATTTCCTTCCGAAATCTGAATCCATGTAGAAAGAAGCTGGCCGGAAGCATTACTTTGATTATTTAGATACCATAAACTCACATTTTGCGTATTTAACCAAAACTGTCCAATTTTATAGACAACGTCATATTGATTGGGATCTCGCGTTGAAATAATAGGATAATTTGTGGGATTAGTTCCAACGGCCTGAGAATAGGCTTGCTGACTGAAGCTATAATTTGGGGTTGTCATTAATAGATCTCGTAGTTAGTTCCGTCAAATAGCAAACTAATAGCCGTATAGTTGGCAACGAGTTTATATGTCGTACTTCCATCAATAGTCACTGTTCCACCAGGAGTAGTGATGGAAATATTATTCGTAGCAGCACTCCCAGTTTTATCCTTAACAACCCATATTCTATTTGTCGTAGGAGCATTGGGAAAATTCAAAGTCACTACTCCAGCTGAGCAGTCGACAGCGATATAATTATCTGTGGCAAGGACAGTATAAGGAGATGCAGCATGGTTTACAGTCGTGACGTTAGTCATGAACTGAGCTTGAGTATTATTGATTTTCAATGTACTTCCGGAACCGGTCGTGTAAATATTTCCTGCTGTACTCGTTCCACTTCCAGAAACACCATTTCCTTGAATATTCCAGTTTCCGGCTGTCGGAGAAAGCACTGTACCATCGTTTCCAGTAATGGTTTCACCTGATCCTGATCCGCTTAAAGAAACGAATCCATTAGCATCTACCGTAAACTGAGATGAATTGAATGCAGATAATCCGACATTAGATGCACTGGTCGAGGCTATTGCTTGAGATTTTTGCACGTTCACTGTAAGAGTACTTACAGAACCGGACGTTGTAACCGGTGTTGATCCTGCTGCTGTGGAAGCACCTAAAATATTCCAGTTACCGGCTGTTGGACTAAGTGCACCCCCAGTATTACCGGTTATTGTCTCTCCTAATCCTGATCCATTCGCTGAAACAAATCCGTTGGCATCCACTGTAAAAAAACTAGAATTAAATGCAGCTAATCCCACATTTGAAGCACTAGTAGAAGCGATGGCTTGCGATTTTTGAACATTAATTGTAAGAGTGCTTACAGAGCCTGAAGTGGTAACAGGTGTTGATCCTGCTGCTGTCGATGCTCCTAATATATTCCAATTTCCGGCTGTCGGAGACAAAGCACCTCCAGTATTCCCTGTAATCGTCTCTCCTATTCCTGATCCGTTTATTGAAACAAATCCGTTGACATCTACCGTAAATCTAGCTGAATCGAATGCAGCCAATCCGATATTTAACGCATTTGTTGAAGCGATTGCCTGAGACTTCTGAACATTGATTGTAAGAGTACTTCCTGAACCTGTGGTTGTAATAGGAACGCTACCAGCTGCCGGAGCTAGACCAAAAATATTCCAGTTTCCTGCCGTCGGAGAAAGAGGCCCCCCTGTATTTCCTGTGATTGTTTCCGCAACGCCAGATCCATTTATTGAAACGAATCCATTTGCATCGACTGTAAATCTTGAGGAATCAAATGCAGCCAGACCAATATTAGTTGCATTTGTTGAGGCAATTGCTTGAGAGATTTGAACCTGCAAAGCCATCGTATTAGCCCCGGTTCCGTTTGTTCCAACCGGATTAGTTCCAGCTGAGACAGTCGCTCCATTGAATGTAATTGCTCCTGCTACAGGAACAATTGGGGTTGTACCCGTTTGTAGATTGACTTTTTCTATCGCAGGAGATAAGCCAGTTAAAGAGATAGTAATTGTATTTCCTGCTCCGGCAGTTGAAATCCCCTCGGTTCCCCCACCAGGAGTCACAACATTAAGGACATTCGCAACTGGAATAGCAGTTCCGGAATCAGTCACATAAGAAGTTGCAACAATTGGAGGAACTGGACCAGATGCTGTATTTATCATCCCTGCTTGTGACATTCTATACCCCTAGTTAGTAACTAAATATTGAGTAACAAGGTAGATCAACCCCGTTCCGACAGTTCCCTTAACAAAAATCTGAGTTCCTTTAGGGAGAGCTTCTTCACGAGCGGTTATTGTCTCATCATATAACCAAAAAGAGCCCGCAGGGGCGACATCAATATCTGTCGCTCCATCAATAGAAATTGTGACCAAAACATTAGAATTATTGACCAGTTTACATTTATAGGAAGGATGTGCAAAAGCAGATCCAACAGGTACGTAAACTCCTGTTAACGTAGCTGAATCAACACTTCTCAATGTTTCCCAAGTAATTCTATTTGTGAAAGCCATTATTCATTTTCCTTCTTGTATTCATTATTTTCTTGAGGTTTAGCCTGTTCTTGAGATGCCTTTATTGCATCTTCGACTTGTCCAACGTATTTTATAAATTCAAAAAGAGCCTGCTTCACATGTTCAACGGGTGAATCCATCTCACAAAACAATTGATAAGTTCTCTCAAAAACTTTGCATTCCAATCTTGATATATTTTTTAACATGCTTCCTCTATTAGGTTATTTTTTGTGCGTTCCAAATTGTTCCGTTATACCAGAGGTTCAATGAGACATAGGCTGTAGTCATTGAATAGGTAGCAGCAGAAACTCCAGAAGCCGATATATTCTTACCATTTCCGCTAACAGTGACCGTGTTTGCTCCCGCTTGTCCAGTCGCGTCATAAACTGTAATATGTCTTCCTGTTGCTGGAGCGGCTGGTAAGGTAATAGTAATGATTCCCGCTGTAGAATCAGTCGCAATAAATTGATCTGTTCCCAACACAGAATATGGAGTCGCAGCATGATTAACGTTTGTCACAGGAACAACTTGACCACCTGTTAGGAGAAGTCCTCCAGTTCCTGCGTTAATAGTTGTAGTTGCTGTTGTATTTGTGGAACCAAAAATACAAGTATGTGCAGCTGCTCCATTTCCTATAGAAACTGTTCCAGCTCTCGTCGCTCCTGTGGACAGAATATTCACGGCCTGTGTTCCTGCAGAAGCGGCTCCATTCATGATGTTAAGAGTGGTGCTAGCTGCTGGTGTTGCTCCATTTAATAGATTGACAGTAGAGGCAGCCGTAGCCGTTGAACCGGAAGAGATATTGATTGTTTGCGCACCTGTATTTGTGGCATTTCCAATGGCAATCGTTTGACCCGCCGTAGATTGACCAAGTGTAAGTGTGCCCGTCATTGGCGCACCTCCTAATGAAATAGTACCGGTCGTCAAGGCATTCCCAACAGCAAAACTACCTGCTGTTTGCGTGTTAGCGACCGTAATAACGTTAGCCCCCGTTCCCCCGATAGTGATTGTGTTGGCTGCTGCTGCTCCTGTACCAATTAGAACGGTATTTGTAGCCACATCGGAAGCTAAAGAGATTGTATTTCCACCTCCAACAAAGGATAGGTTACCAGTTCCTACGTTCCATGTTTGAGCTCCATTTGCGGAATTACCAATTGTTAGAACGTGTGCTGCTCCTCCCGTATTGATACTTGTTGTAACAGCTGTAGTTGTAGCTCCAGTTCCTACGATATTACAAGCCAAAGTTCCGCCTGTGGCCGCTGCATTAAAAATATTTACTGTTGCCGTACCAGCTGACATTGTGGTATTGCACAAATCCAATATTTTTGTATGAGTTCCAGAACCTACACCTGATAAAATAGCACATACTTGGATGTTAGCAGTCGCATTACCATTCAAAATATCAAGCGTGTCACTCTGCGCCTGATTTCCACCTAGAATAGTCGTTGTTCTTGAAGCAGCTGGAGCAACGTTTCCTAGAGTGATGGTAGTCACTCTTGAGTTGTTAGCCATATTCAAAGCAGCTGTAGAAGCGGAACCAGCACCTGTTAGAATATTAACTGTGGATGAAGCAGCAGAGGCGCCGGCTGCAATATTGATTACTTGAGTACCCGCATTCGCAGCATTTCCGATAGCGATTGTCTGTCCTCCGGCTGCTGTACTTCCACCAATTGTGATATTACCAGTCATCGTTGAACCGCCAAGAGCAATCGTTCCTGTTGTCATCGCATTACCAACAGCAAAACTACCTGCTGTTTGAGTATTGGCGATTGCAATGACGTTAGCTCCTGTTCCTCCAATAGAGATGGTATTAACGACAGCTGCTCCAGTTCCAACATTAATTGTATTAGCGTTCGCATCAGCTGAAATGTTGACAGTATTACCATTGCCGTTAAGAGTAAAATTACCAGACGGAGTATCAATTTGAACTGCGCCTGAACCTGATGGATTACCGATATTTGTATTCGCATTGCCAGTAACGTTGATTAGGGTTGTCCCGACAACTGTAAGAGCACCTAAAGTAGTCGTACCACCAGCAACTGTTATACCACCATTGAATGTTGCTAATCCTGTGAAAGTAGATGCGCCTGTAACTCCTAAAGTCCCCCCAATGGTCGCATTTGTTGTTACCGTAAGCGTAGTTCCCGCTGTAAGAGTAGTAGTAGAAGCAATTGAACCGGGAGCAATAAATGAGGTTGGAATGGAAAAAGTAATAGTACTTCCAGCACCGGTAGTAGTAATTTCTGATCCTGTTCCTGAAAGATTGATATTACCGACTGATGGAGTGATTGCACCACCGGAGTCGCCGGTTAAAGTATTTAATGCTCCACTAGCACTTCCTAGAGAATCCCACGTAGCAGCTAAAACACCTCCGATCGATGTCATCCCAACTAAAGTATATTCTCCTACTCCAACGTTAATCCATCTCTTACCAATCGGATAATTAACATCAGTTGTCCCAGGACTTCTATTTTGAATTGTTGGAACTTCGACAGACTCTGGTCTACTACCGAATCCTTGAGTGTACAGGTTTGCACCTGGTTGGAATGTCATAGAATTTCTCCTTCTTCTAATTTATTAATACAAAAATAGAAAAAAAAAGATTTTACAACTAACAAAAGTGTTATATTTTATTTTATTTTTGTGTATAATGTGTAAACGTGTTAAAGTGTAAAAAGGGACATTGTGTATGAAAGAACGAGTCGTTCGCTTTAGAATTCATGAACATCTATACAAGAGATTTAGAATAGTTTGTGCGCAAAATGATCTGTCAATGGCGAAACAGAATGCTGCGCTAGTTCGGAAGTTCGTGGAAATACAAGAAGAAAACAATAAATTAATAGGATAGATATGACATACATATTATTTTCATATCGACACGGACTAGAGGAAATTAAGAAGAAGTTTTCTTAGATTTTTTGTACTTTTCTAACATATATCGGATGAATGAAAGATCTTTTAATATTTTAAAATCTTTTTGTTTAGACATATCATTTTTCCTTAGGTTTTTTTCTCAATTTTTCCCAGTAATCATACATAGTCTCCAATTTCTCATAATATGGATTTGGAGGCTCTCCTTTTTTTGGCTTAGCATATTTAGGGTCTTTTTTTATTTCTTGATAAAATGTCGCTCCTAGTGAAGCTCGATCTTCTTGAGACCATGCACCATAAACATTTTTCCCCTCAGTTATTGGGATATTCATTTTATTTGCTAATCTGTAAACTTTTCCAGGATCAACATCGTAATATTTATAAGCATCTCCCGAGTGAAATTGAAAATACATTTCTTTATCTCTAGGATTGTAAATGAACAATGCAATATTGGAAGATCTGTCAATTTCCGGAATGTTGAGAATATTTTGTACCGCTTCAATTAGATCTTCACTGGGCTTATCGACATCTTTTTGATAAAATGCTTTTTTCTTCTCATTTATTTTTGTGATAATCCCTTCTTTTCCTTTGTGATAGACTTCTCCAGTGCCTTGAGGAGTTATAACTATATTTTTAGATAAATTCTTGATTTCTTTATTTATTTGAATTCCAGGAGTTTTCTCTTCAGGTTTCTGAACAATAGATTCAGCCACTTCAGGGATTTTATTTATATATTCAGGTGAAACTTTCTCATTATGTTTACTTAGAATAAGTCTGAGTTGATTATCCGTTATTTCAGGATATGATTGTTTATATATTTTTTCTAATTCGTCTCTTGAAAATAAACTTTGAAGTTCTCTTATTTCATCATTTTTTATTTTATCCGCTGCTCTTGTCTCTTTAGACGGACTCGACATTTTTTTGATTAATTCTTTTCGTATAACTTCTTTGGCTTTTTCTTTAGATAAAATTTTTCCTGAAATTTTCTCTTGTTTTTCAATGGTTTTCTGTATCCCAGGTTCAATTATTCCCTCTAATTTTCCTTGAAATGCACCACCAATAGCTTGCATTTTTCTTGGCTCACCCATTTCCTGTGGTTGTGTTTTAGAAATAATTGAAGATTCTTGTATTCCTTCTTGTATAGCCGGAGATTGAGCCGTTTCCTTAATGGATGGAGCTTTCTGAGATTCTCTAACATCCGGTGGCTGATTTTCCCGCATATATAAAGCGTAATCAGAAGATATTTTTTCCAATCCTCCAGGAACTTTTTCCATAGTAGAAACTACGTTTTTAGGGAGGACTTTTCTCAAAATCATTGCAGTCGTTTCAGGATCGTAATTATTACTAACGATAGTACTGACTCTATTTTCCTCTTTTAGATTTTTCACAAGATTTACAGAAGATTCATATTCTGATGGTTTGATAGTTCTAGGAGTTTCTGGAGTTATAGGAGATCGTGGAGTCGTAGGAGGAGGTTGTTGAGGTTGTGATCCTCTTGGGGAATAGGGAATTTCTTTAGTTTGATGAGCGATTTGTCTAGTAGAAGGGCGTTGTAGTGATTTTCGGGAAGATATTTCTGGAACTACTTTTTGAGCAGTAAGAATTTCGCTCGGACTTACAGCTCTATTTCTAGTGGCATAACCGTAAGATCCAGAGGCCACAGCTCCAGCCGTCCCTAATGCTCCAACTGCTTGCATAGCTGCTTTTCTTTTTTGATTCTTATCTCTTTTAATTACTCTTTCATGTTCCGTTAAAGTAGGATCATGACCATTTTCATCATCATATGAAAGCTGTTTTAATATACTTTCATCAGAATAGCCCAATTTTCTGGCGTCATTGACCGCTCTTTTATATCTCGGATATCTGTTAACTATACTATCCACGATACTAAATGCCGTGTATCCATCTGCAAGTGCCCTGGCAATAGGATTCATTATCTACCTATTAGTTTTAATCCATGAAGAATTTTTTCTAGCATATTTAAAGGTGGCTGATCAATTGTATTCAAACTTTCAAATTGATCGTCGTTTAATTGAACTTCTCCAGAGTTGACCAAATCATTTAATTGATCCTTAAACTCTTGCCAATCCACTCCTTTTTCTTCAAATGCCTTTCTCAATAAAATCAAATTGGATGATGGATCTGAAGAAAAAACATCGGATAAAGCTTGACGAACTTTTTGCTTATCTTTCTGGCTATATGACGATTCAGGAAAAGGCTTAGCGTATGTCGAAACGCCCATTTCTCTTTTTTTTATATCCGGCATTCCAGAGATGATTTTTTTGGGATTTTCCGATAAATCGGTAATTATGGATTCTCTTTCCTCGGGATGATATCCCAATTCACTTAATGTATTTCTTGCAGTATCGTATAGACCATCTTTAAGAAGAGGATTGAGTTTTAATCTAATATCGCTCTTTACCTTATCGAAATTTCTATCATATCCCAAAACAGTTGATTTAATTTTTTCAAACAGTCTTGGAGCCGGTACGCTTTCTTTTACATTAGCCAGCGTATTTTTAAATTTTTTTGCCTCTGTTGCCAAATATCTATCTATGTCAGCCTCGCTTTTTGTTCTTGGGGCAATTTCCTCACCTTTCTTTGCAAAGTAGGCTAATAGCTCATCTGTAGCATTTGGCATAAGTTTTTGCAGTTTTTCCCTGGCTCTCTGTCCATATATTTGTTGCGATTGCACTCTTTGGGCTGTATCAGACTCAACTTGTTTATTATATGATTCTTTTTGTGCTTCCTGTTCATTTATTAAACCCAAAACTTCACTAGGAGTAATTGGTACGCCTGCACTTATAAATTTATTTGTTATATCTTGCGTCTTTTGTACTTTTTCCTCAGGTGTAAGAAGAGTCCTTTTTATTCCTTCTGTTTCTGATTGAGGAAAATTCCCAGGGGGTTCTTGCCCTCCGATATTTTCAGGAAAGAATTGATTTTTTTCAGATCTATATTTTCCTTTATCTAATCCAGGCAATTTGCTTGTAAATCTAGGTTCAAATTCTTCTTCTGTTTTTTCTCTTAAATTTTCTGGACTCGCCTTCATAGATGAGGGAGAGTGGGACTGATTACCTTTTAAAGCTGATGCCATATCTTTTGCTCTTTGTAATTGAGTTTTATGACGATGAGCTTCCATTAATAATTCTTTTCTTAACTGAGGATCTCGATAAGCCGAAATATCAAGTCCTAATTTACTTGCAGCTTCATTTTCCTGCATTCTATGAAATTCAGGAGCTGCTGCATTCACGCCTTCAAGAATTTGCTCAGAAAATGATTTATGTCTATTTGGAATAATTTGTACCATATTAACCTCCGAAAATACTTAACGAGCCTTTTGCTGCTGATCCAGGAGATCCTCCTCCCATAAAGGAAGAAACAAGTCCAGGAACGAACCCACCTAACTTACCTACTAATTCAGCCGTTTTATTCTCGGGTTTCTCAGTCAAGAATCTTTCATAAGGTCTCTGCCCTAATAAACTACTACCAATTCCCATCAGATCTTGAATGGCTTGCCTTTGCAAGCCTTGACGTCTAGAAGCTAAGTCTTGAGCAAAGTCAGAAGCGTATTGATTGCTTGCATTCTGAAATCCACTTCCTCTTCTTGCTCCCATCCCTGCACCACTGAATCTAGAAGCTAACTGTCCCTGCGCTTGATTAAAAGTTCTCCATGCCGGAGCTTCATTTTGTTCAAAGAAAGATTCATCTCCTCCAGCCAATTTTGATAGATAACTATCTGGACCGGCATGAGAAAAGAGTTGTTGAAACAATTGCATCTGCTCGGGACTAAATTGTTGGAGTTGTCCTGCTTTATATCCTTTAGGAATGACATTTCCTTGTCCCCTTACACTAGAACCGGCAGGCCCTTTCATTCCTCCATATCCACCCATAGAATTCATAAATCACCTCTTAAATATAATTTTATTCCAAATATCAGAATAAGGAAAGCCATTCTAAAATAATAATGCCTGACACTATTCCTGGTGGAGTTGCACCTACTCCAAATACAACTTGAGTTGGACTAACAAATAATTCAATAGCTCCTGTTGCTACTGGATTAGCAAATGGAATCGGGTAGTAGTTAGTTCCGTCAAATCCAATCCCCCTTATCACTGTAAAAGTTGATACCGAATTAAAATTGATCCCATGATTAAAATTTGTAAAACTATTGAAAGTGTAGACCTGTCTAAGAGTTTGTTGCTTTTGAGATGATCCATCTAAATACCACTGTTCCCCCGTAATGTTATTAAAATTAACTGCAAAAACTCCTATCGTACGAAGGTTAACCTTCGTAGCTATATCAATGTACGCTTGATCAATTTGACGAGACAATTCTCTAACATCATCGAAAGGAAATTTTCTTTGGTTTCGAAGATATGGAGCTTTTTCAGGAAGATTAATCATGCTAGAAGAGGTCCTGGATTTACTGTTAACTGAATTCCATGTAAAGAAATCTCTGATGTCGCATAGGTTAAGTTTCTCATTTGAGAATCATTGAGGGTGATTCCAATTTGGACAGAATCTCCTATCAAACTCGTATTGAATCTATGCCAAATTTGATACTGTCCTTCTGCTGTAGGCATTTGGAGATTGGTATTAGAAGGAGTTAAACCAATATTCGTACTTTCCGGACAAGTAAACATGACCTGAGAATACACTAAACTATTCGGAGGAACGTTGATTAATGGACTATTGAATACTTCATCAGGGTCTTGACTTAAATAGATGTTCACGGTCACTTGTGCATTCGCTGTATAGTCCATTAAATATTTTTGGGCACATAACCTGACTTGTCTTCCCTGATCCCAATAGAATGGGAATTGTTTAGTTTGAAGCAGAGGCTGGGAAAGTCTTGTATAAGTCCCAAGTCCCATGTAGGTTCCTGCTGGAAAAGGCAAATCAACAACAAAAGTATTCGGAAGAGTGGAAGAAGTAGAAATGACTTGAACTATTTGATCATTAAATGTACTCGTTAAGGTTCCTCCAGAGACATAAGGAGTGAAATTAGTAGAATCAACAGCAATCGTAATCGTTGCACCTGTTGCAGATGTCACAAGATAAGAATTTCCATTTAATTGCGTCGTTCCTACTACTCCTGAAATAGTGACGTAGTTTCCAGAAGAAAATGTATTCACACTAGTTATGACAGTTGGAGAACCCAGAGTAATATTAGTGATTGTAGAATTCAATAATCCGATAGCACCTTGAAGATATAAATAATCTCCAGAGCCTGTATTATCGTTAGTAGCTGTCACGCAATGATTGAATGAAGTAATTTGGGTCAGTCCACCTACATTTGCAATTGAGGTAATTGTACCTGAAGGAGCTTCTCCTGTCCCTTGACTTCTAATTAAAACATATCCTTGAGGATTACCTGCTATTATCTGAGTGAATAAAGCTGAACTGGAACCTGCATTCCAGGGCTCTCTCCATTGCGCCCATGTTTTAAATGGCAAAGTTTGCCATGATCTCTTATTTTGTGCTCTGAAATATCCATGAGCAGTAAAGTTTTCGTACCATATTCCCCATGTATCATCACGATAGTTATACAGAAAAGTTTGTGTCGGAAACTTCCATTCACTGTTATTTACAGGATATGCGAAATAAATCCATTCTCTAAAATAATCTCTAATCGCATTGACTCTAGCAAATCCATTATTAAGAGATTGAATTTGGAAAACACTATCCGGAATATCTAAATCTATTCTTTGACAGCTTTGCTGATCCGTCATCGTAATTCCGAGTTGACCAATATCAATTGTTCCTCTATCTAAGGTAACAGAAGAAAAAGTAGAAGAAGAAGGTAATTCGGAATTTATACTGAAGAATAAGAATGGCTGAAAATCATCTCCTGTATATACAAATCTTGTCTTCCTTCCATCCCCCCCAAAACCAATAATTAAAGCATCTTCGTTATTGCTCACGGTTATAATTGGTTGAGCTATACCAGCTGGTAAATAACCTCCAAATCCTGTTTGATCAACATAATAAGCTCTGACATCGAAAGTCTGACCTAGAGGAACTAACGCATTATAATAAGGAGTTCCGTTCCAACTCCATAGGACAGTATCAGGTAACTGTATTGTCAATCCTGCACTGGACTGAATGTATGGACTAAAAAAGAGAAGTCTATCTTTAAAAGAAACAATCGCCAAGGCGCCGACAAGATAATAGAGAGCAAATGGTGTTCCATTCACAGAAACGCTCGTGGCGGTCAAAGGAGGGGAAAAATTTACCCATCCCATGCCAGTTCCTGTTGGGATCCCTGTTCCTGAAGTGGGATCTCCATCATACCAACGGATACCATCTTGGCCGGAAATACTATTTGTTAGAAGTTGCGCTATCCCTGTTCCGGAAACAGTCTGATTACCTATAAATGTCACTTGATATATTCCAGCACCAGCTCCCGCTATATTACTGACGGTCCCGTTCAATCCATTGATTGTCGATCCTCCTCCCCATTCATTAAACCAGAGAACATCTCCTACAATTAAAGTTGTGTAAGGAGAAGAGGAAGAGGTAAAAGTGAATGTGATGACATTCGTTCCACTTCCGGAAACATAAGTTCCATTAACAAAGTGGAATCCTGGCTTATTATTCGTAGCCCATAGAGAACCAGAGAAGTTTGCAACCGTTTGAGGATAATTTGTCGTCCAAAATTGTTGGTAATCTTGTCCTGACCAAACGATAGGATTATTGCTTTGTTTATAGTAACTTGTAGAAAAGAAAATTGCATTCGTGGCTGATTGATTACATTGATAGCTATAAACAGTGTCAAAAGCTAAAAGCAATGGATATTGAGAAGATGTAGGAGTTGAACTGAAATCTTCCAAACCCATGACTGGAAGTCCTGGATAATAGTTCAATGTCACGGTCACAGAAGCGATAAAAGCTTGAAGTGTTACAACAGTCAAATCACCTGTACTATAATTTAGGGTGATTGAGCTGATAAACGCATTTGGAACAAATGTAAATATACCCGTTCCTGTACTATCTTTAGCAGTCACAGATCCAATAACAATTGTTATTGGACTAGAAGCTGATCCTGGAACAATTTGAGCGCCTGGTTGACCAGTAATAGGAAGATTGGTAAATAAATTATAGACAACAGTACCAGCACCAGGAGAAATAAAAGAAGTAGTTGCTACAAGATTTTTCAATTGTCTAGTCAATCGGCCGAGAAACAAAGTTCCTCTTTTCCTTTTAGCTCTTCCCCTCCAAGAATAGAAATTAAACATAGTCGGAAAAGCATCATTATCAATATTGAAAGGAAGAGGATTAGTCTTAAGACCTTTAGAGAATTTTCCGATATAAATTTGATCTGGCATTAGTTACCTATTGCTGTCCAAAAAAATCCAATGTATGAACCGGAATTTGTATAAAATTGCCAATCAAATTTTAAGTTTGAAAGAGTGCTTTGTCTAATATTTAGTGATGCTTGGCTCCCGGGTAAAGAAGCAAATGACACTAATGGATTTCCTGTGACAACAAAGCAATTATTAGGAAAAGCAATATTCGCAGAAGAGAACGTAACCGTTCCAGTAGTTGAGCCAGAAGAAAATGCCATTGATACTACTCCCCACTGAAGAATAATTCCACCTGGAAGAAACGCATAACCATTAGAAGCCGCACTAGCAGTCCCAACAGTTGTTAACTGAGTGATTCTTCCTCCTCCGGACTCAAAAAATAGGGCATTGTCCGTAATCGAATTAAATGTGATTTGCTTTGTATAGAGCTGACCGATCAAAGCAATCGGAGCAGGATCAGAACCTTGACTAGTAAAATGGATTACATTGTGATATCCACCATTGGCAGTATTAAAACCAATGTGATCAACAGAAATTAAACTTGAAATAGATGCTGTATTAATTTGCATTTGTGGTTGATCGTCTGCCGGATCATCTGGAGCATTGGGCACATTAGGAAAATAAGCAAATGTCATAAAACTCCTTAGGTTCCGATTGAACTTTGATTGTAATTAGATTGGAATCCGCTATTGGAAAAAATTGTATCTGTTCGAGTGGATGTCCATTGTCTTTGGCTTCTTTTCCAAACAAGAATCTCTTGTTCTTTGAAAAGAGGTTCGTAAAACTGAAATTGTTCTATATCTCCAGTATCTGCAAGAATCTTTCTAGCCGCTCCCCTAGCGATATATTCAGCCATATAACCAAATGGGATGGCATTTCCTGTATTTAAGAAGGCAGAAGGAGTTAGAAAAGCTTCTAACTCAACGAGATATTGAGTATTTGGAGGCGGTCTAAGAGTGAGGCAATTATTGAAAAAAAGAACAGATCTTGGAATACCGGACTCAAAATAATAGCATTGTGCACTAATTGGAGTTCCTGCCGGGATAGCCTGAGGAAAGTAAAGATTACTAATCACTCCGGTATTATAATTAACAGTATTCTGAGTAGTACTATAGTTGGGCGCAGGACCGCCTGTCAGAGGTAAATTACCATTCGGAGCATTACCTGGCTGCATTAAGAGTCCATACAAATCACTGTCTGTATTATTAGCTAAGAATTGTCCACTATCGGACACAGTTATATTTTGACCATTAGCACCTGTAGCAAAAACATAAACTCCCGAATAAACACTAGTAGTAGGAACTGTTTGAATGAATGCTTGATTAGCATTTATTTGCGTACTAGTCACTAAAATAGGATCTTGAATTGATCCAAACACATTCGAATAAGCAATAATTCCTGACATGTCGACATGACCAGGAAGAGAAGGAAAGAAAGGTAAATTAATTGTATAAGGACCGACAGAACCGGTTCCTGTAGCAACTTGCACTTGTTGCTGAATATAGTTAGGCCATAGATCATAAAATATACTTGTCTGAGTGTACATGGGAACATTGATACCATTAATTCGAACAGGCATCATGAATCCTTGATAAACAGGGAAGGGCGCAATAGTTTGCGCCCCAGGTTCTACCTGTACAGAATACAGAGGCATATTATATTGATCAATTCCTGGAGTTGTCTGAAACTGATACTTTGTTTTAAGATCAAACAATTGCATCCTAGCGTCGACATCCATCAACCAAAAACGATTCACATAATCGATTAGAAGATTATCAGTGATAACGGAATTGGACGGGCTCTTAATGATCCTACGTATATAAGTCAAAATATCGGATAAGAGATTGATAACTCACCTATAAATTTGATGTTTTTTTGAATGAAATAACTTGCAAAGCCATATTACTTCCAATGGGTGACTTTTTCAGAGAATTCCCAATTATCTTTCATATTTTTTATCCCTAATATTTCTTTAGATTCAGGAGAAAATAACCATTCATTATGGAAAAGAGTTGCTTTTTGCTCTTTTTCCTCCACAATGACAACGACTTCTCTTCCTCTTTTGGGAAGCCGATTTTCAACATCAAAAAACTCGGTCATTATTTACCTTTGTGCTTAGAACCCATTTTTTCTTTATGGGCCATCTTAGGCATTTCATGATGTTTTTCATGCTTAGGCTCATGTTTTTCTTTGGATTTTTCTTTATGCTTCATAGTTTTTCTCCTTAAGCTGCTTTATGTTGAAAATTTGTTTGTCCCATAAAAATTGAACGTCTGTCACTTACTGGATGAGCATCTAATCGCTGAATTGTGGTATCAACTGCTATAGATCCATAATATTGGTTTCCTTGACCATCTCCCCCTGTTGCGGTATTTGTCATAACGAGCCTGTGGTATTTCTTTTTCTTGATTTGCTCTGCTAAATATCTAGGACCCCACACAGGTTTATTTGTAGGAACTTTCCATTCTTCCGCAGGAATTCCCGCATACGGTTTTGTCCATAACTCAAGGGTTTCTCCAAAGATTTCTTTATTTTCAGCAATAAAGTGGACATATTCTTTTGAAAATTCATAATCCTTACGATAATTCTCATTGAATTTTTCTCTGACAGAGATCGCTCTATGTGGTTTTAGATAAATATCTTTAGATTTCTGTAAATCGCTCTGAGAAATCTTTGTTTGTGGCTCTACTTCTTGAGTAGGAGCTTTATTCATCCTATCCATTGTCAGGGACTTAACATTCTCATCGAATGCTTCAAATTGTTTTTCTGCTTTATCTAACTCATTTTGAGAGGCAGAATTTGACATTCTTGGTTTTTTACTTTCTGTCATAAAGGTCCTTGAGGTGAAATGTTTATAAATGATCCGGGAACGTAGGTACCTGTTGGACTTCTTCCATTTGAATTAATAGCGCCTGTATTCACATCGCCTATTGCAACGATTTGAGGCTTAATTGTGAAAGTGGAAGGAGTGAAGGGATCAACATTCACAGATGAATTGATATTTAATACGACTTGATTAGGAGCAGGGATTGAGACAACGAACCCTGTTTGTTCGTTTAATTGCCTGCATCCATTTGATGGAGGAATTAGCAATCTGCATTGCTGTCCGATCACATAATCATTATTATTTGTCGTGGTGACTGTCGTTGTTTTTCCAAGCGAAATATTCGAAATAAAATAGAATCTTGGCTGATAGTTTTGTGGTTCTATCGGCAGATTGTTGTAAGGGGCGACTGGACCCGTGTAGGGATAAGGAAAAGCCATATTTACCTTTTATTTAATGGGGAGGGACAAATTGTCCTCCCACTATTCAAAACCCATTTATTGACAATCCTAGTCATGGAGATAAGCGTGCCAATATATAATATTCCCACTAGCCATAATGGTTGCAGTGCCGTTCACAGCTGATATTCCTGATCCAATGACAAAACCTTGAGAGGTATTGTTAATGAAAGCTCCTTGGATTGCAGGACCATTAATTGAACTTCCTAGAGAATTTGTATTTCCGCTCCACACTTGAGGAGAAGGATACAATGCCCCTCCAGTGTATGGCCATCCACCGCTATTAATATCACCTACAGAAACTACCTGAGGGAAACTCAATCCCGGATAGCTCGTAAATACAGGGTTACTATTAAACGCTGTATAAGCAGACGAATTAATATTAACGGTGATTGTGGGAGTTGTAAGAGAACCACTCACCGCTGTTACATATCCATAGATCGGAGATCCTGGAATTAGCGTATCTGGCAATGAGTTAAGTTGTGTTGTTCCCCATACAGAAGGAATTCTAAACGCAACTTCCTGTCCAACAACAAAGTTTCCAGGCATTGTCAAAGCAACGATAGTGGTCGCTCCCAAAGTAATTGCACTAACAAAAGCGACGTTGGGAGCATATAAAGCAGGATAAAGAACCTGTTTGTATGAACCGACGTTATTTGTAGAAGTGGCTGTATTAAATGCGGTATAATTCGATTGGTTTGTGTTCCAAGGAATTGTAAATGTTGTTGGTCCTGTCACAGTAACCACAAAAGGAATACCAGCAATTTGCTGCATACCTGTAGTAGATGTCTGAGCTAGGTTAGAAAATATAACAACATTCCCTGAAGATAAACCGTGAGGATTTGTGTTGGAAATCTGAGCGGCTGCTGCTTTGTTAATTGAGAAATCACCAATAGCAGAACCATGCTGATTAACCGGACCGTATTGAAATGATAAACCGGCAGAAAATGCACTGATTCCATTCGTTTGAATAGTATCAAATACAGTCGCTGTTGTTGCCGCGGAATATAGTTCAATCATTGTTGGATTATTAGAACCATCTAACAACCTATTGTCCCACCACGCTCTTGTAACAGAGTTAGTAGCGGCTGTTTTGATGTTACTATAGTTCCAAATCTCTACATAATCAGGCTGAAAAGGTAAATTGACGAACTGAGAGGTTGATGTCGCAGTAAAATTACCTTTTCTCATTCTAGAATATTCAGTCATAGAAACCTCCTTTTATGGTCCGCCGAGGCTAGAAAGCCGCGTGCAGGTAACGTTTCTAATCGCTGTATCTTGCGTAATAGCCTGTGCTTGGGCGAACTTAACCGCCAAGGTTGCATTTTGCGCGAGCATTCCAGAATAATATGGATCACGATAAATCAAGTTCATGGAATAACCATCTTGATTTATGTGTGTGACTGCTTGTTTACCTAATACGGTATTATAATATACATCATTTCCATTGGCCGAAGCTCCACGAGCTACGGGTGCTTCTGAGCTGGTCAGAATTCTAATATTGAATACTGAACCGTACTCAGATGGAAGAGCACTACTATTATTTGGCTTTCTGTTACTTTTATGACCTATTTCTAGGCGGGGTTCCCTCTTCGGAGATCCCTCCGTGATTTCATTTATAGTCACGGTTCAGACTGTTGCATCACCTTTCGGTGTCTTCTCGCTCAGTCGTTCACGCTGCAAGAGCATATTGCTCAGCTTGCGCCTCGTTACCCCATCGGGCTTCCGAGTCAATCAGAGAAGATTTTAGAACTACACAAAGTTTATAGTTCCACTGACTTAAAAAGCCTGCACCTGTCAGACCATCGAAATCAGTTTGGAGCTCTGTAGAGCTGAGCATAAAATATGCAGAGCGTACAGGGCCTGTCATTCTGTTACTTTTTTGACCTAGTTACATCTCATTACATTGCTTACAACTAGGCGGAGGGTCTTGTTATTCCCCTCTCACGACCTTTATTTATTCGTCGTGTTCAGACTATCGCATACGTAAGTTAAAGGATGTTCATCTCTAAAATTCTTTAGTTCTTCGGTAAAATTTCCTAGATTATTTCTAAAGAACTCTAATTCTCTTCCTTCTCTTTCGTCCTCAGGATTTAGTCGTTCAGGCTGGTTATTATTGCAGGAAGGATCGCATCGATATACATCTGTATGCGGATAATTTACACAGGGAGTATCATCTGTTAAAATTTTTCTACATATGTAACATTCTTCCATAAACATAATCTTGCCCCTTGTTAACCTTCTGCTATGCAGCAAGGCACTCCAAGTCAATTACCCAAGGTTTTACTTCGGCACATACTTTACCGAATCTATCCATTCCCTCAATACCGCTCATGAATTTATAAGCGTTATTGGTATCAAGTGTTGTAGCTACAAGGCTAAAATCCGAGACTCCAAGGTTAGTTGGGTTGTCTCCGTTAGATCCGCCTCCTGCATTGATTTCAGATGCTGCGGAGACGATGTAATCTCTTAATATTAAATCTTCTGCTTGGCGCATAGCTACTGCTAAACGTTCTGATACCCATGCTAAGACGCCTTCTTGGTCTTGTAAAATTACTTGTTCGTTAATTATGCAGCCTGTACCAAAAAAGGCCATTTGCGCATCAATAATATCACGTTGTGGGACTTGAGCCGGCGGATCAATCCCCGAATTCCCCAACTGTATAGTCGGAGGTTGTAAGGCACGAGGCCTCATAAAGCGACAAGTAGTTCCGCCGTGTGAGGGCATGCTAACTTTGTCACAAATCGTAATGTAATTCATGGTTGGCGTAGGGACATAGAGCATTGCAGGCGCTAAGGACTGCAAAATAATTGGCCCCAAATTGCCATTAGTCGTAATCGACATGAG